CTCTGGCCAAAATCCGAAGTAGTCGGTCGAACCTTCAAAGTCCGGCTGACCTTTCCTTCGGCTACACCGATACCCCGGCGGTATCAGGTGCTCAGAGACCCTACTCCCCTGACTGAGCTGGCGCTCAGCCCCCTCGGCTACTTCCACAGCACAACGTGGACACTACCCTCTTTTCGCCTAACCCACAGAGTACCGTTACGACCATGTCACTGCTAACCCTCAGAAGGAAAGCAAGCTTATGGCGGCTCTTTAAGCTCTTACCGCATACGGCAATACGACCTGGGCCATCACTACTCAGAGGGCTCTGAACGGATTACGATACTGCTTCCGTAAGAATAGGCCCGAAACCAACTGGGTTCCGTCAACTCTTCTCTCACTAACCAGCGTGATGAAGCTAAGCTCCACCACCAGCTTCGCGTAGCTGCAGACTGTAAAGAAGTGTACACTCTTCACAGCGACAAGATTGCTGCAGCAGGCTCAGCATAGTGAGACCATTCGTTTCTTCTTCAGTTTCACAATCTGCAGGCAGAAAGAAAACTGGCAGCTTTACAGAGGCTTTACTCTGTCGAGCCCAGGTGACGAAACTGAGCTTCGACCAGCACGCTTGTGAGCGATACTGGTATGTCCGACGAATATGTCCCAGAGTTGGAGACCATTCGTCCCTCTTCCTAACCTTCCCTCTGCCGTTCTCCCAAAGGAAGCACCGGAGTAATTCGGCTTCAGCGGCAGTCGCATCTCTTCCAGTGATGCAACGCAGTCTCTCGTCAGTGGCCCCGGGAGGAGCTGGAAGCTCCGTGTAAACCCGCTGACGTTTCAAGCCCCTCTCTCTCAGGAAAGAGGGATAGGTCCTATGACCTAACTGCGAGGGAAGGAATCCCCATGCTCGTCCTATCCGTGAACGCCAGAAGGCGTCCACCCAGCAGGGTCTATCTCCAACGGCAACGGCCATATGGAGCATCCCCTGATAGGAAGAGCAAGCACCACCTCTCCGTAAGTGGCGGACCTCAGTCCACTTACTTCCACTCCTTAGGAACACCGTAGAGTTGACCTCTACCACGTTCGGTGCCCGAATCGTCTTCGTATCGTTGAGCCGGAACCCCGGGGGGTACTCTTCAGCCGATACGGCCCGGTTGGCCGAGATGACAGTGTCATCCCCGTTGACCAGGAAACGGGCTCTACAGTCAAAACGGGCCGCCCAACGGGCGGCACAGTAAGACTGAATGCAGAGGAGTGGAAAGGAGAGGTAGGCCCCCATCATCTGTCCGTGGCTGATCCTAGAGTAGCCTTCCCCCTTCTCCGATTGGACAATCGGGGACAGAGAAGCCTTCGCGAGCGATCGAAGGCTACGGGGGATCTTTACCGAGGTAAAGAACGCCGAGTCTAGGATTGCCTCCGCCACGCTGTGGTGGAGACCGTCAGTTGCAGCGACCAGATCGACCGAGGTCTGGACGTCGCCCACACAGACAGATGTTACCTTCTTCTCGGTCGGGGGACCGCAAAGAAGCCAGTCGGTACGCCTCAAGTGGGAGTACATCATTTTATGAAGCGGACCGAGAAGATCCACTTGCTCATCAAAGATGACAAGTGGCCGCTTCTTCCCAGCAGACTGAACTTCTTTGTAACGGGCGCAGAACAGGGAACCAATCTCCTGTTCCTTAAGACACCCGTTAAGAAACTCTTCACGCCGACCCATCCAGAGATGGTCGGCCCGTGACTTCTTAGGTTCACGGCTGGACGCGTTCGGTAGATGAGAGCTGACGAAGCTCGCATAGTCCCGATCCCATCCAGGACGGAAGAGCCGAGTAGAGATTCGCCGGACGAACTCAAGATACTCGGAAGGTAAGGGGGGGGGTTGAGAGAATGCGTTCCTTTCCCAGTCGGAACGCACGGACGGAGTGTGGAGAGCGCAGCCCGCTGGCAGGTTACGCTTTATTGAGGAAACGCTGAGAGCAAGCTCCCAACGTTCCCTTCTCCCCAAGCGCTGCAGGTAAACAGCGCCATTTTCCCCACGACGCTGGCGTCGCGGGAAGGGAACAGAGGCCCGCTCCTTGCCCTGTTCCAAAAGAAACAAATGGAAACGTCCGAGTTGAGATGGATCGCAGTCCGGTAATTCGCAGTACGGCAAGCCGTACCGAATCCGAATCAGCTGCAATCCGTTTCGGATGGTTTCCTTGGTCTCCCGGGCCGCTCTGGAGCAACCCGGGCACCGTTTAACCGATGAACCGCTGGCGGATTTATCATCGGGTGCCCTCGTGTTAACGCACAGGGGCGAAA